CTTCTGACATATTGTCACCTCCTAGTGATTTGTTCATTTGAATAGATCGGCTGTTTTGAGGAAACTACCGCCCCATAGGGATTTTTCAACCATTTCAGGTTGAGACTGTAAGATATCGCCGATATCTCCAGACTTTCGGAATGCGGTGTCTGCTTCCACAGCGTCTACTCGTTTTCCAAATTCATTAAATTCACCTGAAACTGCTGCAATATCTTTTGCAACTGCTTCGAATGAACTCTTTACTGTATCAACATCTACCTTTGAAGACTTAAGAAGTTCTACTTCTGCTTGCAAAGACTTAACTGTTGACAATAGATCGCTAAAGGCTGATGTTAGATTATTCTTGATTTCGGTAATTGCTTCAGCAACTACGTCATCTGACTTAGATACATCTGCGTCTGCGTCTGCTACTTCTTCAACTGTTTCTGCAACTGGTGCTTCTTCAGTTTCTGCTGCTGGTGCTTCGTCTGATTTAACAACATCTGTTGTTTCAATCTCTTCTGCCTTTGCAACCTCTTCTGTAACTTCTTCAACCACGGCATCTGCCTCTGGAGCGACCACAACATCTTCAACTACATCAGTCTTTTCAACTTTTGCTTTTGCTTTTGTCATAGGACTTACCTCCTTGTTAATCTTAGAAGTATTAATGCCTTTAGCACTATCAACTAAGAATTTTATCATTTCTATTTTTTCATTATCCGTTTTTTCAACGAACCCTATATTTTCCATTGCTTCTCCAGAAGTTGGGCTGACTTCGGACTCATTTTCTGAAACCATAACGATACCAGATTCTTTATCATAAAAAACATTTTCTAATACTGTTTCATCTGCTTTGATAACATCTACGCCATCAACTTTTTCAACAGATACAATATTTGCAAATTGATTTGCTGGTGAATCTACAAGACTCAACTCTACCAAATCATATTGCTTAATAATTCTAATTTGTGTGTCTGACTTCTCATCATATCCGTCATCCCACTTATTCATTCTTCCGCCAATTGAAAAACCAGCAAGAGTTCCATCTAGAACTTTTTCCCAAGTATCTTGTGCACCCTTTGAAACATATGCAGATACAAATACGCCATTATAAAACTTCTTTGTTTCTGGATCAAAATACTTTTCTGCTTTGAAGTCTACCATCTTGCCTACTGCTAATGGTTGATGCATTTCTCTAATGTTCCCTCGGAATTTTGCAAACGCTTCCATAGATGCTTCTGCTGTTACAATGTCATTTTGCTTATCAATATTATCAAGAGACGCAAAACCAGATACGGTACGTCGCTCTTTGTCTACCTTACTAAAAGGCATTGAAAGACGCAGATTGTCCCCATCTGAATTCCAATGGGCCTTGGATATATTGCTCACCATCATATTATAAACCCCTTTTTACAATTATATCACAATGTGGACAAATTGGACATTAAGGAGTTTTTCTTCCCTCTCCCTTTGGGCCTCTTCCAGCAACTGTTGATGTGCTGTCTGAATTATTATTTGTTCGTTCGGAATCTCTTGCTCTTGTTGTGTTTGCCTCGGCTGCTGCTGCAGGCTTGAGTTCAAGAACTTCATCTCCACCCTCACGCTGTGGCATATCAAGAACAACACGTGCCTCATTTGGAGTCATGATTTGATTCTTAACATAGCGTTCAAGAATTTGAGACTGAGCAATTTCATCTGTAAGGGTGAGTTCATTAAATGTAAACTCAAGAATATCTGTTTTTTCTCTAATGACCTTGTTGATCATTTTTTCAAGTTGTCGTTGGGCTGGTCTTGCTACCTGCTCCTTAAAGGTGCGATCCTGTGCAAGTGCTGCTGCAATAGATCCAGAATCGCCACCTCCAAGTTTAGATAGTGGCACTTGATGTGCTACCAGGATATCATCACGGTTTTGTTTACGATACTCTTTAAATGAGCCGTCTTGTATACCGTCTTCGATGGGATCCATCTTGAATTCAACTTTATTCGTATCGCTATCTCCTGGTAGTGGGATATATAGCGTTCTATGTGATTGACCTTTTAGACTTGTCTGTAAGAATCTAAACATCTTGTCTTCTGCGTCACTTGATAGTTTAGCACCCTTTAAAGTAATAACATATCTTGGCACTGCTTTATTAGCAAAATAATCAATATTGTACTGAGACGCAAGAGAGTCTCCGTGTAGAGAATTTATTGCAGACATAATATCTGGCACACCATAAAATGTATTTAGTGGTGAGTATTGCTTAAAATGAATAATCTCGTTTGGTCTTGCATCTGTAGTTAATGGGTTCTGATTCTTTGCACCAAAGTTACGGAAGTAAACAATCTTATTTCCAATAATCTGAACATATCCATCTCTAATTCTTCTAACTCTCATAGTTGTGGAAGGAATATGTCCTACATATCCAATCTCTCCACGAGTAGTTCTTCCAATTTCTAGATAACCGTTTCCAGTTGACTGTAGATCTGTATAAACTTTTTCCATTGTTGCAGTAAAAGAATCGTCATCATTTAATGACTCTAGCCAGTCTCTTACTTCAATCTTTGCTCTTTCAATTCTCTTACGTGCCTTCTGTGTAGCACTATTGTCTTCTGAAGACTCAAGTCTTAACATTGTTCTTGGAGAAACTTTAAACTCATATCCAAGTCCTACAATGTTTTCTACCTTAGCATCGATTGCTGCGTGGTTTGCAAATGATGTATCGTAGTAGTTTGCTAATTCATAAAGGTTCCATGGTGGAGTAATAACATCAAACATTCCATAGCCATTTACATATACTAGCCCTGGGTTAATTTCTTTTGACTGTGCTCCATCGATACCGCTTTTTCCTGCAAGGGCTGCAGTTGTATATTGAGTTGTTGGCTCAACCATCTTTGTTGAGGTTCTGCTTATTCGTCTTTTAAAATTTGCTTCTAGCCCATCAAGAGACTTTAGAGCATCCCAATTTCCGTTAAAAGGATCTGACTTAGAAAATAAATCTTCTGATCTATTGGATTCGTCAATGCTTGCACCAATAATGTACTCGTTATCTTCTGACATTAGTCTTCATCTCCATACAAAGCAATAGTATCCTTGGCTGCTTGAACTGCACCAAGGTCATTTAGATTTGGAATTAGTCCAGCCTTCATGCGGTCAACTTGCTCAGAATATTCTTCTTCTGAAACTCTTGTAAGTCCTGGAACAAATACGCATGAACCATCTCCAGGATCTCCATAATGCATTGCTACTTTTTTTAGTTCAGCAATCTTAGAAATATCATTTTTATCTGAAGGAATGTTTAGCACAGAGCCGTTCCCGTCTGTAAACCATTTTCCGTTTGCCTTCTTGTAGACATAAAGACCCCAGTCATAATTCTTTTCAATGACTTGACGTCTAACATTCTTTACAATTGGTTGACCAGTTTTTGGGTCTATTAGTGAATCCATAACCACAAGTATACCATACTAGATTGCACTTAGGGTTTGTGCTGTCCAACCTACATCCGTAGCAATGAAATAATCATAATCTTTTAACGTGAACGTAGATTCTGAATCAATAATAACCTTATTTGTTCCCACATAACTCTTATAAATGTCAGAAGGGTCCACTCCATAGTAAGATTTTGAAGAAAGAACGAGAACTCCGTTCCATAATGCTGGATACCAGAAGGTCCATGGGTATTCTCCTTCAGGAGAGTATCTGACTCTAAACCAGAGTCTCTTGTTTGTTTTCTGAACCTCTTGTAGGTTTGTTGACTGGTAATAAGATATTGTATTCATCATCAATGGACCATTTATATGAAGGTACCCTGGAGTTCCATAAAAGTAAAGGAGTTCTGGGAAAGAGATTCCAAGGAATGCCCACTCATCTATAGATATAACTGGATTTGAAACTAGAGTGCCATTAAGATAAAACCCAACACCATTTTCAAGTGCACCAGTCTTTGCATTAATGGCATAGATCTTTGCACGGTTACCGTCTGGATTATTTGCAACTAGATAAAATTTAATGTGTTTGTTTGATGCTTTAATTTCAAATATTTCAACTTCAGAGAATGGAAATGTATCATCTGAATATTTAACACATGCCTGTAGAACCATTAAGTTATAATCTATTGACTTTGTCTGATTAAGTGGTATAGATATACCACGATTAATGTTAGGATTGTTTTGTCCTCTTAATTCTATACCGCTTCTTTTTGTTAAATATAAATATGGAGAACTTCCTTTATATATAGAAAATGGATTGTTAGATTTGTAGTCATAATAACTACCAGTCTTTGTATATGGGTACATAGGTATTCCAAATCTTGTTCCAACTGGGTTGGGAGACGTGTCATTTAGTGCTTGAGAAGAATACTGTAAAAATTTAATCATGGGCTTTTTTACTTTAGAATCTTTAATAAAAAAATCAATATGTGTAACAATAGATATGTCGTTTACACTTGATGACTTTGGAGGATAAATAATTGAGTTATTGATAACTTCATATTTTGTATTTATCCAGTTTGTGCCTGGATAGATAATTCCATCCTTGGCAATTGACTGAGTATTTTCAAAGAATAGATCTGGCTGATTGTAAGAAGATGATGAAAACTTAAAAGATACATAAGACTTTACCATTGAATCTGTTGTGTCATATGTATAGGTCTTTACTGAGTTATTTTTTAAATCATCGTAATCGTCATAGCCAGTATATAGATGATTATCTAAAGAGGAATATTTTTGTGATGTTGGAACTGAATATTTTTCGTATAAAGAAGGAATTGTTTTTGTTGTTCCATCTATATAAACTGTTTCTCCATATTTCCAAGAGCCTGTAGACGTGTCGCTTTCTTTTAACTTTTGAGGTGAGTCATAGTCTAAGTTGAACTGAATAAAATCAAGGTTGTAGTATTCATCTCCTCTTGCATCTTTGACATATGTTGCTAAATTTGATAAAGGAATTGAGTCCTCCCAATACGCATTAACATCTATGCCAAGTCTAAATGAATCAAAATCTTGTTTTGGAAGTAAGGTACAACTTGCCATATGTGTTAGTAGACTGTCGTTAGCAAATGACGAAGCGTTTCCTCCATCATTAATATAGTCAAAGTATGCAGACTGACTTCCAAAATATTTGTCTCCTGCATCTAACTCTACGCTTAAAGGGAATGTACCAAAAACATCTTCATAGTCTATTGGCAGGCCAGTTTCATTAAATAGGTGTTTTACTTTTAGAGAATTTCTTGCATTGCAGAAACCAATAGCATAAATATTACCAGTGAATGTATTTGTAAGTAATTTTGTTCCTCCGATATAAACGGAAAGAGATCCAATATTACCAAAGAAAGATGAAACATTTTGTGCATAATAATTGGATAAAGTTCTAATGTCTATTCCTGCAGAAAAAATATCATTAACTAAAATGCTCCTTGGGGATGTATAAAGAATCTCTTCTTGTCCTCCATAAACAAGTTTATATCTTAAGGTAAGACCAACCAAATCAATTGAAAAATAGTTTCCAGATATATCATCGCTGATTCTGATTAAGCATTGTGTTCCTTGTTCCTCTTTTGCTTTAAAGACACCGTATAAAATGCTAACTTCATCATTTAAAAAACTCAAAGAGTTGTACCTTAAATATCCATTTTCTAAAGCCCAATCATCTGTTGGTCTAAACGTAATAAAGTTTTCAGACTCATTTTGTTCTGATAAGCATGAGGCAAAAAGATTTGCTTCTGTTTTGCTAGATAAAACTATTTCGGGCAAAGGATATTCTGGAACTGTTAACTTATTGTTGCTAATAGAAACATTGTTTCCAACTCCTTGAGACCAAGTTCCAAGCGATGGGTAGGAGTAGTTGTTTGCGTAATTAGCAAAAGCATAGTCTATATATACTGAAGACCCACTATAGGCAGTATTAATATTTTCTGGAAACTCAACACCTTGTCCATAAACAAATCTTATTTTAGCAAGTTGATCTGATATCTCATAAGGATAGAGTCCGACACAATCAATAGATATGTTTGGAATATCTGTATATGCATAAAATCCGATCCAGTCTTGGTCTTTGCCATTTGAGTCAAGTTTATTTTGAGGAGTATAGGAGCCTTCTGTTAATTGTATATCTATAACTTTTTCTCCATTTAAAGACAGGGTGGCCCTAGTCTTATTAACAAAGAAGTCAAACAACATTGGTCTTCCCCACTCAGCAACATAGTGAGTTTGATAGTTAGATCCAATTTTAATTCCGACAAAATTGCCATCAACATAGATTCCATCTTGAGAGTTTAGTGGGCCGACAATTCTTTTTCTGTCATATGTTTTAGAATTTACGTTAGCCCAAAACTCTAAAGTATATTGATTATTTTTGCCAGACTGGTTTAAGAATCCATTTGCAGGCAAAATTAAAGATGGACTTCCATCATTATAGTAAATCTGAGTTGAGTTCTGTGATCCATAAACAATAGGAACTCCAAAGTTTTTTGCCTTTAAATTCATTAGCCCATTCAGCAAATAATATCCCTTTTGATCTGACCTTGAATATGCAAAAGCCTCAATTCCTTTAGTTATTGTAGTAGAAATTGTTGTAGGAATTGTGACTATAGAACTACCTAAAGACTCCGAATGAAATTCTTCACACCATTGTCCAAAACTAAATCCGTTGAGCAAAACTTCTATCTCACTATTATCTGCATCTCCAAAATAGTCAATTTCAAAAACAAGTCTCATTGAAACATCGTCTTCTGGAATTCTAAATGTATCTCCAATAAACATCCAAGAATCAGTGATTGAAGTTTCAAAAGATTTTAGTTTTGTTATAATAGTTCCAGATGCTTCATCATTATATTCATATCCAATAGAAAACCTTGAGGCATTCTGGCTAAAAGATTTAAAATATGTGCCTATCGCCATGGTTTTTAGAGATTGATCAAGATCCTTAAAGTTTTTAATGTCATTACTTACATATCTTGTTACGCTTTTAACATTCATGGGTGACTGATTGGCAGTTATTTTTGTTACAATGCTTGATGCAAATGGAGCATCTTCTGTTATAAATAAAGATGCTTCACCATTATTTGGCTCCCAAAAACTTAAGCCTCTTTGTGCTTCTGAAATTTGAGACACATAGTCTGCTTTATCATCTAATGACCAGAGGACAGTAGGGTGCTGTGCAAACACTTTTTCTGCATACAAGTTTGAAGCAATAGACATAGGTCCTCCTAGTCTATTTTATCATACAATGCGGGTAAACCAACGTGGTGTTGTGTATCGTATTCCATCTTGAATTCCACGAACTCCGTGTACATAATCTGGATTATCTGGGAAGCAAAGAAGATCTCCTGGCTCAGGCTTATGAGATATACCTAATGCTGGGAAATATATATCTCCACCAGTATAATCATCATTAAGATAAAGAATTGTTGCGATATCGTTTGGTCTATTCATATCGTAGTGCTCATGCATACCATCGCCTGGAGTAAACTTTGCAATATGTGTCTTTTCGTCTAAGAAAGGTTGAAATGGTCCTTCATAATTTTCAAGAACAAAATCATAAACCTTTTTAGCATACTCTTGCAAAATATCCAAAGAAGACTGATCATTTCTTTGTATTTCATGATATGTATGTACTGTAAACTCTTTTTCGCCATTTCCATACTCAGTAAAAAGAAGCGTATGTGCTTTTGAGTATTCTGTAAGAGACATTGCCAGATTCTTTGGCATAAACTCTTTTATGTAGATAACTTTTGACTTTAAGTCTTCCATTAGTTCACCTTAATTTCACAATAGTCTGTTGTGCAATATGCTTCACCTTGGGCCTCAAGATTATCTACACCGTCGTAAATTGCTCCAAAGTCAATGTGCTTCAATTTGCCAATATAACCATTATACTCCTCTTCAGTAATCTGAGTATATGGTTGCTGAGGATATGTATGATTTCCCATTGGTAGGAACGAAACAGCCTTTAACTGCCCTTCGTACATGTGTAGTGCTGGAGCAACGTGCTTTGACTCTGTTTCCTTGTCAAATGAAAGCGTCACAGAAACACCATTGTCAGACCAATACTTCTGAGCAGTTGCAGCAAGTGCAATTTTCTCAAATAATGTCACATCTTTTTCAGAACGCTTTTGTCCTGATTTAATTGGAAAGTAGACCACTGATGTATTGGCTGATACAACATCTTTTTCAATGTTATAGTTTGCTGCTTTAAATAAATGCAGCATTGGATCGGTATCTCCAAACCTTACTGCACGAAGGAAGAACTCTCCTCCAGGACCCCAGTGAACTCCAGGGGTTGCACCAGAAAGAATTGAAACAGATCCTGATGGCTTAACTGTTGTTACACGAATTGATTCACGAACACATAGCCATTCTGAATACTGATGATCGTAATGACGAATCTTCTTATACCCTTCGTCCATCCATTCACGAACTGCTGGTAATCCATTATTGTCTGCAAATGATGCAATACCCGTTAGTGAAGTACCAATACGACGATTACGTTGCATGATACCGTTTGTTTGTGGCCAATGTGTAGGAAGAAGCGTTACAGTTTTTCCATAGAGATAAGCAAACTTTAATGTCTTGAGGAAGTCCTCCTTGGATTCATGACGATTCAAGTGCACTTCTACAAGTGTACACAACTCGTATGATTCCAATGGCTGCTCCGCACAAGGATTAAAGCCCATAACACGATAGTCTTTTCCATCTGCTGGATCTGCAAGACGACCATAGTTACGAGCAACATCAAGCCAGATAAAACCTGGCTCTCCGTTATTAACAATTAGATCAGTATACTTTTCGTATTCCATTCCAACTGTTGCAGAAATTGAATTGTTAGACATCCAAGCCCATCCTGGATTTTCTGGATCAAAAGAATTGCGCTCTGGAAACACTTCTGCATTTTTAAGATTAATAAAATCTTCATCTCCTGCTGCACCTAAAGCAAGAGTTGCTGAACGACGAACATTTCCTGAAACAACACATGTTCCAATAAGATTAATAATGTCTGTAATGGCACGGCTATCAAGGGTTTCTCCTGTTCTACCGCCGATTACCTTGTCTATCTGTGTATGGAGTTGAATAAGTGGTGCTGGACCGCTGGCGACCCCTCCAAAGCCTTTAATTGGTGCTCCTAGAGGCCTGATGAGGTCATAATTAAACTTTTGAATAGATTGATTTGGTCTAAGGTAAGAATTAATTAAAAGTCTCACTGACTCTACCCAGCCTTCACGAGTGTCTGGAATTTCGAACACCTGTTCTGGTTCTGTTGGGGCAGAGATTAGGAATCCCTTCTCCTGTCCCACTGTGTCAAACCCTACTCCAATTCCAAGCATAAGAGCGTCCATAACCCAAGCAAATAAGGCTCCTGGATCATTCTTATCAAGGTCTTTTGTTGACACCATTGCACAATTTTGAAGTGCTGCTGAGTTTTTCTTTTCCATAGTCATAGGTGTTCCAAAAGTCCACATACCACGACCTGGAGGTGTCCACTTCAATTCAAACATTCTTTGAAACGCTTCTTGTGCAGACTTCTGAGCCTTGTAGTCATTCCATGGTAGACGGTTTTCTTTGGCATGATTTTTTTGAACTGAATACATACCCTCAATTACACGACGACAAACATCATGCCAGCGCTCTTTAGTTCCATCCTCTTTTATGCGAGAATATGTACGAATAAAAGTAATTTCTCCTAAAGAGTTTTCTGCTGCATCCTTAAAGCCAAATGGGTTTGGAGCAGAAGCATACTTTTCTACAAAATCCTCAGTGAGTTTAAAACTAAAAAAATCTGACATGTTTATCGTCCTTTCAAAAACGGAATAGCCTAAGTATAGCAGAGTTTTTAAAAAAGCAAAACTCTACCTTAATGTGTAGTTTAGAGTTAAGAAAAACTCATACCTCTATCATGAGAAATAGGAAAACATCTTTCACAATAAGATCTTGATGCACTTGTAACTGGACAAGATTTAGTAACAACCTTGTGACCAAAAACAAAACACAAAATCTTTTTAGATATTAAAGTTCTACCCATAGTGAATCTACGCCAAGACTTCTTGGACAAATGTCATATGCAATAGTAATTCTGCTTTTTTCACTCCACCACAAATCTCTTGTATGAGGGTGACCAGTTTCTGAAACAATTGCTCTATTGTTAATATTAACATTGTCAAAATCTTTAACTCTATCAATTTGATAAAAAGTTACAGAAGGTTCTGCATTGACACAGTAGTAGCCATGAAAAACTGGAGCACCTTCTCCACCCATGTGATCATGTAGATTCATCTTTACAGAAGACTTATCTGGGTTAGCAGCAAGCCATTGTTCTCTGGTTCCAGGAAGCATTTTCTTATCAAGGTTATACCAACCCTTTATTGCATAGTTCTGCTCATTAAAATCAATACCATAGTAAGCAGATGCTTCAAAAACCAAGTCTCTTAGAGTATCTTTTAATTTATCTAATCCTGGATGACTATATGTGTTTTTGTCAAATATGTTATAGTGATGAGCCAGTTGTGTAGATGGTCCATGATCTTCATCTACTCCGACTAGTTCTTCTTTTGGAATAAAATCTCTTTGTCCTGCAACCATCTTTTTTTGATCATCAACAAGGTAATCAAATAAAGAGTCTAAATCATTATCAATAATCTTATCAAAAAACTTATGTGGTGGTTTAGACATTGCTATCATGATAATGGTATCCAATGCTGCTCTTGACCCATACCGTGGGTAATTAGGTCTCTTAGTGGAATAACATCATACGCAACAGTAATTCTTGGACCTTCCCAGTCCCAATCAGCCATAGCGTGTGGATGACCCATTTCAGAAAGAATTGCTCTATTATCAATGTTAATATTTTCAACATTCTTATCAAATACACGATAGTGTGTTGTAGATGGAGCAGCCTTTACACAATAGTATCCATGAAAGTTTGGGGCACCTTCTGGACCATGATCATGCCAGTCTAGTTTTCCTTTACCCTTATTGGTAATGTTAAACCATCCCTGAAGCATATACTGATTTGCATTAAAATCAACACCATAATAATCGCATGCTTCTTTTGTCATGTCTGCAATTGCTTTATATAGAGTATAAAGTTCTTTGCTGTGAAATTGGAAAACATTATATTGTCTCCACTTCATTGTTGAAACACTGTTTGACTGCTTCCATATTTCATTTTCTCCAACTGGAGTTACGCCAATAATTTCTGCGTTTTGAATTTTAGCATATCGATCTTGAAGATCTGCTGATAACTTATTTAAATCATTACCAAGAAATCTCTCAAAAAACCTATGAGGTTGCGGAGACCTGCTTGTACTTTCCACCATCGGTGGGTAGTTTGAATTCATATTTTTCCCCTATTCAACTAGTAAATAAAGTATATCACATGCTACGCTTGTGGTGTTTGAGTCTGGTCGTACCAGTCTTTACCATCATGTGTGAGCGAGTGCTCTGTGAAGAATATGTCATAAGGCTCACAGTTAACTGTAATAACATTTACTGGGAACTCAAGAGTTTCAAGTTCAGTAACAGGTGCCCAGGCTCCTAAAGAATAATCCCAAACCATATCTGTTTGAACTACGTTTTTAGCCCATTCAAATGTTGAGACTCCTTCTCTTTGTACAAGAATTAAGTGGCTTGGAGAGAATGCATCTCCATTTAATCTAATTGTTGTATCTGTAGCATGTGTATCTATCTTGTTAATTGTTGTTACAACTTCTTCTGCTGAAGACAAATCAGACTCACTAGACCAATCGTAAATTGTTGCTGTCTGTGTATCTGAAAGTCCTGGAAGAGATATAGACTTTAGTTGATCGCCAACGTTAAGGTCTTGTGCTTCTTTGAGAGTTCCGTCAGACATTCTAACCTTAGTCTTAGGTCCAAGAGAGTAGTATCCTGGGCCACGTGATGGTGAGAATCCGAACACACCGAATGGTGAGAATCCGAACACACCGAATGGTGAGAATCCGAACACACCGAATGGTGAGAATCCGAACACTGAGAATGGTGAGAATGGTGAGAATCCAAATACTGAGAATGGTGAGAATCCAAATACGTAAAACGGAGTAAATGTAAACACTGAGAAAGGTGCTACAGGTGCAAACGTAAATACGCTAAATGGAATAAATGAGAACACACCAAACGGTGTAAACGAGAATACTGGAGCAAACGAGAACACACCAAACGGTGTAAACGAGAATACTGGAGCAAACGAGAACACACCAAACGGTGTAAACGAGAATACACCAAACGGTGCAAATGAAAACACACCAAATGGTGCAAATGAGAAGACTGGAGTAAACGAGAAGACTCCGAATGGTGTAAATGAAAACACGCCAAATGGTGTAAATGAGAATGTCTGAACAGAAGCAGAAGCGCTAGAAAGTTCTGACCATCCCTTTGAGTTATAGGCACGAACACGATATGTCTGTGATGTTCCTGCTTCTTGACCAACATTTATAGATGTTCCAGAAGTATAAACTGTCTTTCCATCTGATGATGTAATTTCATAGTTTGTTATTGCTGCTCCGCCGTTGTCAGCAGGGGCTAACCAAGATACGCTATCATAGGCTGCTCCAGTTGGGGAAGAGGCTGTAACTGATGTTGGTGCATCAGGAACTGTAATAGACTCTACTGATCCCGCATTATATTCAGAAGAATCTCCATAAGATGTGTGAACTGCCTTAATTGTCCATGTGTAGTTTGCACCACCACGAAGACCTACGGCTGTGTAAGGTGAAGAAGTTACACCAGTAAAAGTCTTATTTCCATAATTTGGGTTATATGCTATAAGGGTATAGGATGTTGGGGTTGCTCCGTATGTTGGGGCTGTAAATGTAATTGTAAACTGTCCACTTAAGTATGTAAAACCAGAGTTAACGACAGAAACAATTGTTGGTTCTGTTGGGCTAATCGCCTGATATCTTGGAACAGCCTTTGACTGCTTTCCTGCTTTACCGCCTTTACGAATTGGCATTTTTTTCCCCTTTTCCTATTTGTATTTTAATTATGCTGATAGATCGCCTGAAAGGATCCAGATATTAGTGTCACGCTTAGTTAGCGTTCCACCTGAGTACTGAGCACGGAGTTTTAGTCCTGGTGTACGATAAATTGTTACTCCTGCTCCTTCTACAATTGTTGTCTGTCCAGTTCCCTTTTGGAAAACGTCAACGGATGTTCCTATTGGAAAGGCTACTGAAGAATTTGGTGGAACAGTTATTCCTGTTGGGCTTGAACTGTTTGTTTCAACCACATTTGTTGCATCAGATAGAGCAAGTGTATAACTTGTTGTCTGTGTATTAAATGCTGATAGTGTTGCTGCATCAAGTTCAGTCTTACTTGCTTTAAGAGCAAGAGCATTTGTTACTGTTGTTGAAAATGCTGCATCATTTCCAAGAGCAGTTGCCAACTCATTAAGAGTATTAAGTGCTGCTGGTGATGATGCTACAAGTGCTGCAATTGCTGAGTCAGCATATGCTGTTGTTGCTATTTGAGTATTGTTTGTTCCTGCTGCTGCTGTAGGAGCAGTTGGTGTACCAGTAAATGCTGGTGATGCAACTGATGCCTTGAGAGCGTCTGCAGTATCTACATATGTCTTAGTTGCAAGTGCTGCTGTATCAGCAATACCATGGATATCTGTAGTGTCTGTAGCGTGTGAAGATAGTGCTGAATCAGAATATGTCTTAGTTGCAAGTGCTGCTGTATCAGCAATACCATGTACATTTGTTGTATCATCGTTATGTGCTGTAAGTGCAGTATTTGCTGCTGTTGCAGCATCTGCAATTGCTTCTGACTTTGCAGTAGAAACGTTTGCTGTAGTTGCAAGAAGTGAAGTATCTGCAATACCGTGAACCGCAGTTGTATCTGATTGGTGAGATCCTACTGCTGAGTCAGCATATGTCTTTGTAGCAAGTGCTGAAGTATCAGCAATGCCGTGAACATCTGTAGTATCTGATGCGTGAGCAAGAACTGCTGCATCTGCCTTAGCCTGTGCTCCAGAAGATGTTTCAAGAACTGAAGTATCTGCAATTCCGTGAACAGAAGTTGTATCTGATGAGTGTGTTGAAACTGCATCATCTGCATATGCTTTGGTTGCAAGAAGTGAAGTGTCTGCAATACCGTGAACAGAAGTTGTATCTGCTTCGTGTGTTGTAACTGCTGCATCTGCATAAACCTTTGTTGCCAACGCTGCTGTATCAGTAATTCCATGGACATTTGTTGTATCTGTTCCATGTGTTCCAATTGCTGTATCTGTATAAGATGCTGCTGTTGTGGTTGCTGCTGTTTCTGCAGCATCTGCTGCTGCATCGGCATAAGCCTTTGTAGAAAGAAGTGATGTATCTGCAATACCATGTACGTTTGTTATATCTGCTGAGTGTAAGCCAATTGCTGTCTCTATTTCAGTTGCAACGTATGTATTTCTTGCAGTTGTCATGCTTGTCTCTGATGTATCAATTTCAGACTCAACAAATGCTCTAGTTGCAAGCAATGTTGTATCTGCAATGCCATGAATATTTGATGTATCTGCACTAAAATCTGTTATTGCAGTTGAAATTGCTGCATTAACTGATGAATTCGTTGCAAGTACAGTTGTATCTGTAATGCCATGAACGTTTGATGTATCTCCATTGTGTGTAGTAATTGCACCAGAGACTACATCTCCGATCATTTCTACTGCAGAAGCGAGTTCTCCAAGAGTATCTAATGCTGCTGGAGCATTTGTGATAAGAGAGCCTAGTTGGGAGATAGGAATTTGTCCTGAGCCATTAAGTGTGGCAACACCACCAGGCTGTGCCTTTTCTGAATCTAATATGAAGCCTGAAGTGTCAAGGTCTCCAAAATCTTTGAAGTATGACAGGGCAGACCATTGGTTGGTTCCGTCACCCATCTTAAACATGCCTGAATCGGTTTCAAAACCAATTTCACCTGCTGCTAATACTGGGTTTGCTGCAGTCCATTGTGACGCAGTACCTCTACGCTGTTGCATTCTAGTTGCCATTTATATCTCCTTATGGGTGCTGCCCATTATTCTCTTATTATAACATCAATTTATTAGTTGAAGTTATCTACTGCACTACCGCCATCAAATACTACTGTCCAAGTTGTATCACTTGGTCCACCAGCATCCAAACCTACACCCAATGGGCTATTAAAACTTCCAGCATTATAGAACTGCGAAACAATGAAACCCGTTCCATCAATTGCAGTATCGTGAATGTGCTCTGGAAGTGTATTTGTATCATCAATAGTTGCTTGGGTATACCAAGAACCATTGTAGTAGAAGTTAATTCTATTCGTTAGAGTATCTAGCCATTGTGTACCATTAGTTGGTGAAGAGGGAGCGGTTGTGCCAACATGCATTGCATGTGAGTCTACGTACTCCTTAGTTGCTGCGTGAGAGTTACTAGTAGGTGTTCCTACTGTTACTGCCCCGCCAAATGAACCGCCGTTTGATACGACTAACCCATTTTTGACTTTGAAGTCTTTGTCGACTGTTGCCATTTACTACTCCCTCTTCCAACTATTTTTATTTTTTATTACGCTACTAATGTTCCGACAACAGTTACTGTTGAAGTATTGTTGGCAGTTGTTACTAGAAGTTGTACATCTGTTCCTGAGATACCTGCTGAAATTGATGACGCTGAGCC